GGAGCATCTGTGGAACAACAAAGCAGTTTTGGTGGTGTAGCCAAACCAAAAGACATTAAATCCGCCAAACTTGCGGTATTAGATTTCTTAAAAAGAAACCCCATAACTTAACAGAAGGAGAATAAAAAATGGGCGCAACATTACAAACGCTAAACGCAATCTTGAAGGAGTTTTACCTCGCTCCTATTCAGGAACAATTAAACCAAGAGGTATTGGTTCTCGAACTTATGGAAAAAGCCGTAGTAGATTGGGCTGGTAAGCAAGTCGTTATTCCGATGCATACCTCTCGTAATACTGGTGTAGCCTTCGGTTCTACAACTGCTTCAACAATCGCTCTACCTACTGCTGGTAGTGAAGGTTATGTCCGCGCAGTTGTTAATGCCTGCTTCCTCTATGGTCGTTTTGAGATTACTGGACCAGCAATCTCTTCTCTTGCCAAAGGTGGAACTGCTTCTTTCGCTGGCTATGTCGAAGCTGAAATGGATAAACTCGTAGAAGATGTTAGAACCAGAGCAAATAGAGTTGCTTTCTGTGGTGGTCCTCTTGTTGGCTATCTAAATGAAAGAGACACAAAGGGCGCTGGTGGTGTATGGGAATTCACAGGAGACATTCAAAAGGTTTCCGCCCTACTCGCTGCTGCTAATGCTGTAAAGGCAGGCGCAGTTCTAACCGCCACAATCCACACAACCTTCACAGGTGATTTTGGTTCTGCTCCTAACGGATACGAGACAATTGCTACACCCGTAGAAATTTCAACTCTTTCCGTAGCCAACTCAACATTGGTTCTTTCAGCTCTAAATACCACAAAAACCACATCTGGTTTCGTTCTACCACAAGGCTTCGCCGCTGCTGTTTCAGTAATCGGCGCTTTGGATGCCGCTGGTGGCGCTCCATTAGTAGTTCCTGCGGTAGTTGCTCTTGCTGACGAACCTATTGGTATCTACGGAAACTTGGGTTCCCAAGTTCATTTCGGTCTAAACCGCAATTTCGTTGCGCCAGCAACCGACAATAACCCAATCCTTCGCTCAACAATCATTACTCAAAATGACTTACTAACCCAAGTAAGAGCAGCCCTCTCATTTGGTAAAATCCAAGCCATCTTTGACAATGTGATGCAAGTAGCGGGTGTAGAACCCAACTATATCATAATGAACCCAACACAACGCGCTCGTTATGTTGCCCTTCTACAAGGTCAAATCGCAGGCGCAGGGCTAATGAGCGACGCTGGTAAAGCAAGCAAAGTAGCCGATGGTGGTTATGTTGGTCTTTCTTATGGTAATGTTCCTATTAAAGTAAGCAAAGACGCTCCAAGAGGCGGTTTAGAGTTCCTAAAACTCGACACTTGGAAACTATGCGAACTTGAAAAGGGTGATTTTGCTGACCTCGATGGTTCAGTAATCTCTCGCGTTCCTGGCTTCGACAGCTATGAAGGTTATTACCGCTTCTACTACAACACGATTTCTGTTCGTCCAAATGCGAACGGCATTCTTGTTGGTTGCTCGCTCTAATAAAATAGGGTAGGTAATAAAAGAGGGGCTGGTAGGGGAAACTCTACCAGCCTTTTCTTTTTTATGATACTATTTATGTTATGGCTATGGAGGACTTATTATGCTAATGTGGTTTATGTTTATTTCTTGGTTAATCTTTGAGTTATTCCTCATTAAGTTTCTTATTGTTTTAACAAATGAGAAAAAACAACTCATAAAACATTTAAGAGATGTAAAAACAGAGATAAATTCTACTGCTGATTTGCTTTCTATTACTGAAACACCAAAGCAGGAAGAGGAAGAAGAGGAAGGTTGGTGGTAATGAGTGAAGCCAAAAGAGAAGCAGCATTAAACAAGCCTTTTAGAACACCAGATGGTCCAAAGAAATTTGCTGTTTATGTGAAAAACAAAGAAGGTAAAGTTGTTATTGTTCGTTTTGGCGACCCAGAAATGGAAATCAAGCGTGATGACCCTGAACGAAGAAAAGCATTTAGAGACAGACATAATTGTAAAGATGCTAATGACCCCACAACGCCCCGCTATTGGAGTTGTAGAATGTGGAGCGAAAAATCTGTGAGCGACATAACGAATGAGTAATAAAATAGGGGTAGTAATAACTGATGGAGGTGGAACTTTCCAGCAAGGAACTTGTTTCCCTGACGACTTTTACCTTACTCCTACTGCTGATGTTAGAGTAAATTGGGGTGGTAGTGGTAGAAGCGATTATGGAGCGTTTTTTGATAATACAAATCAACCAGTAGCCGTTGTTCTTACTCCACAAGTAATAACAATAAACTCCACTACACTAAATAATAATGTTTTCTTATCTGCTGGTAGTAGAATAAACTTTCCTACTGCTGGTGTATTTAACATTCAGTTCTCTCTACAAATAACTAATGACGATACACAAATACAAGATGCTATTGTTTGGTTTAGAAAGAATGGAACAGACATTCCTAACTCTGCTTCTATTATTTCAGTTCCAAACAAACACGGCGGAACAAAAGGACATTTAATTTTATCACTAAACTTAATAGAAAATTATGTTGCTAATGATTATGTAGAACTTTTCTGGGCTGGAACCTCTATTGACTTATCTTTGGAAACAATTCCAGTAGGACCATTTTACCCATTAGTTCCAAGCGTAATTATTACAGCAACGAAAGTTCTGTAAGATGTAAAATACAAATCAACAGGAGATTTATTAATGACTAACGAACAATTGAAATACATTACTGCTAATGAAATAGTAAGAATGACTGCTATGCCGAATAATGTGGCGAATGTTAAAAGCGTTTCAGCAGCCCCAATAAATTCATTTACTCTTTCTTTTACAGGAACGGCAACTGGAACAAGAACTATTGCTATTAAAGTAGAAGGAACAATTTTAACCCTTACTACTACTGCTGGCGCTACTGCTACTGCCGCAGCAACAGCCGCTTTAACTGCTTGGCAGGTAGTATTAAATACTGCTTTTGGCGTTGGAGCTTACACCATTAGCCGTAATCTTTCCACACTAACATTTACTAAAAATGATGGTTCATTAATTTTAGTAGAATGGTATTATTCAACAGATACAGCCCAAAAAATAGCAGTTGCTTCTGGTGTTTGGTTTGAAAATCAAATACTATTAAATGCTAAAACTGCTGGAACTGGTGAAGCAAAAAGATACAACGATGGTTATGCTGTTGTTTTTGATTTACCAAACTCTAATCGCTCTGTAAGAATGTTTGCTAATGTATTTTTAGCAAATGAAAGCGTAGCAGCCAAAGCTGCTCGTTGGAAAGTTATGTGGTATTACCCACAAATAGGGTGGAGAACAGACACCACAGCAGGCATAATGACTATTAACTCTACTGGCGCAGCAAATACGGAAATTACTTTTGGTTCTTCTGGGTTTGAAGCCATTGGAGCAACCAGAGTTGCTATTGCGTTAGTTGATAATAACGCAGCAGGCAACTTGACTGATTGCGGTTTATTCGCGTCAGCCATTATCGTAAATTAATTGGAGGTTTATTATGATGAAAGGAAAAAATGGTAAAGGTAAAGGCGGAAAAGGTTGTAAATAACTAATTACAGGAGGGGCAAATGGAATGGTTAGTATCACACAAAGAAAGTTTAGTTGGGGTTCTACTCGTCCTTTTGCCCCATCTTGTCGCATTATCACCTTCATTAGCAAAGGGCGAGGGTATTATTTCAGCAATACTCAACTTTGTTGCTGGTAATTATGGAGCAGCGGAGAACAAAAAAGATGATAAGAAAAAAGGGAAATAAATACCAAGTTTTAGATAGTGAAGGTAAAGAGGTTCTTGGAACACACGACACAAGAGAAAAGGCAGTAAAACAACTTGCCGCAATAGAAATTTCTAAACAACAAAGAGGTAAAAAATAATGAAACCTATGAAACCCAGTAAAGGAACACCAGCAACACCAGCAAAGCCAAGCAAACCTGCTACGCCTGCTAAACCAGCTAAATCACCATACAAAGGAAAATAAATAATGGCGGGAACTTTACAAGAAGCTCTTATGGCGAGACAACAAGCAGCAAAACAACTGATGCCAAAGACACCAGTAAATACCCGTCTTTATTCTAAACTACAATACAAAGCGAAAAAGAAATTCGCAGACCACCCTTCTACTGCTTCTCTAACTTGGTTAGACACTGAATACAAAAAAAGAGGTGGAACATACGAAGGGGAACAGCAATGAACCCTAAATACACCAAAGGTCTTGATGCTAAAACTGCCGCTCGTAGAGAAGCAGCTCAACAAATTAAAACCGAACAATACAAAAAAGGTGATAAGAGAGCATTTAATAAAGACCTTCCTGGTGATGAAAAACCTGCTAAAAAAGAAAGTAAATACAACGAAGGAAAAGGGGCAGGCAGTTTGGAAGACATAGCAGAAAAGTTTAATGCTCCTCTTTCAGCCCTTCGTAAAATCTACAATAAAGGTTTAGCCGCTTGGGCGAGTTCAGGTCATAGAGCAGGAGCCTCGCAACACGGATGGGCAAGAGCAAGAGTTATGTCCGTTCTAAAAGGTGGTAAAGCAAGACAAGTTGATAGTAAAGAATGGGCTGAAATAGAAGCTTACAGAAGGAGCAAAAACTAATGGTTATGAAATTTAATCCAGAGGAAACCTTACAAGAAGGTTCAGAACTTAAAGTAGCAAAAGCAAAACAAGAAGCAGCAAGACAATTAGCAGACCAAAAAGAATTGGAGCAAGGTGAAAGCCGTGAAGCCACCTCTGTTGGTTTAGGAACTATTCTTGGTGGTATTGCTGGTGGTGTTTTGGCTGGTGTTGGAACTCTTGGTATGGGTATTCCAGCAGGCGTAGCAGCAGGAGCCGCTATTGGTGGTGGGTTAGGAAAAGCAGCCGCAATCCCTATGAAAAAAGACATAAAGGGCGAAGAAGCGATGCAAGCAGGGCAACAAATAATCTCTGGCGCGGGTCAATTACAAGCAGGGCAAGAAGCCAAAATAAGAAAGGATGCTGCTGAATTAGATTTAGAACAAAAAAGAAAGGCTTTTGAAGGCGCTTACAAATTTAATAAATAAAGGAAATCTCTATGGCTGGATTTAATGTTAAAAAAGTCCTTGATAATGAACTTGGACTTGATGGTGGGGATGAAACATACCCAAAAGATTTTGCGAAGAGAATAGACGAAAGCAAAGTAGATAAATCAGCAACAGGGACTATGTTTGACCTTTGCCTTTACTACTTGGAGGGAAGACAATACCTCGTCTATGACCGCAATCTAACTCGCTTTACAATGGCGAAATCACAAAGAGGCAGAAACAGAGTTGTAATTAATCTTATTCTAAACCTTTGGCGTTCAGTTGTGGCTCGTTTAGCAACCTCATACCCAAATGTAGCAGTTATTCCAGCCTCTCCTAACTACGACGACATAATCAAAGCCCAAGCAAGCGAAGCAGCATTACATTATTACTGGTCGCAAGAGAACATAAAGCAAGTTTTACAAGATGCTATTGAGTGGCTTGTCTCTACTGGTAATTGTGGCTTACAAACTTATTATGACCCAGACAAAAAGAAAGTTTGTAGCAAAGCAGTAAGTCCTTATGACCTTTTCTTTGAGAAGGGAGCAACAAGTTTAGAAGAAAGCGACTGGGTTGTTGTTCGTTCTTTCGTAAAGAAAGCTACATTAATGGCTGCTTACCCAGAAAAGAAGAAACAAATACAAGACCTCGCTTCAAGTTCAGGTGATTACACAACAACAAAAGACGGAGAGACAGCCTCTTATTCAGTTCCTCCAAATAGAGTTGAGGTTTTTGAGGCTTATTGGAAAGATGGTCGTTATGCTGTTTTAACTAATGACTTTTATTTATTCAAGGGAGAATTTCCAGAAGGAGCCTTCCCAGTTCAACACCTTCGCTACACAGAAATTCCAAATCGTCTATGGGGCGTTGGTTTAATTCAACCTCTTATTGACTTACAGAACTCATACAATAAATTCCGTAATCAAATTTTAGACAATGTTGAGCTTATGTCTAATCCAAAGTGGTTAATTCCAAAAACCGCTGGTGTTTCAGCCCAAGCAATTACAAATACAGCAGGCGAAAAAGTTTATTACAATCCTGCTGGTGGTAAGCCAGAGCAAGTAGCAGGAGAACCTATTCCTGCTTATGTGTTAGATAACATTCAAAGAGTTCAAGCAGAAATGATGGATGTTTCAGGTATTCACTCTGTTTCAGTTGGTAAAAGAGCAGTAGGTATTGTCTCTGGTAAGGGCATAGAAGCCCTACAACAAGGCGATGCTTCACAACTACAACTAACTCAACAAAGCATAGAGTTCGCCGTAAAGAAAATGGCTGAATGTGTTTTGGTTATGATGAAGACCTACTACACCGAACCTGTATTTATGAGAATGTTAGACAATTCTGGTGGAGCAGTTTTCCGTGAAATTAAAGACGAAAACATAGTTGATTTCCCAGAGGTCTTTATTGAGGCAAACTCTCTATTCCGTAGTGAATTACCAGACAGAGATGCCAAAGTTCTTGAAATGCTACAACTTGGTCTAATTGACCCACCAACAGCCCTAAAAGAGCTTTCATTTAAGACAGGTGGTATGACTGCTATTATGGATAAGATGGCTTCTACAAGCGAAGCCAAGCAGTTAATAGAGGCAATCAAGCAAGGAGCGCAAGTAGAAATCTACAACAGCGACGACATAGATACATTTAGTAGAGTATTCAGCGAATACATTAAGGCTGATGAATACCAGACCTTACCTATGCCTACACAGGACTACATTAGTGATGTGTTTAACGCTATGGTTTCATTTGGTAAAGCTCCTGACGCTCTACAAAATCTACAAAGAAACAAAGTATTCCCAGTTGTCCCACCTGAAACCAAGAGAGTTGATGAAGCATTAATGGGAACAAATTCTATGGCGGCTCAACTACAAACATTAGCAGGAACAGGACAACAACTAAATCAAGAAGCCCAAGAGCCAGCATACAAAGCATTAGCAAAGACCATTACCGAAGCTGGTGAAAGAGCAGGGGCAGACGGAATAAGCAATTATGGAAGAGCAGGAGTAAATCCTCGTATGGGTGGAGTTGGAGGGTAATAAATGACTATTCAGCAAATAGCAAGATTATTTAGACAATTTGTAGATGAACCAAATAAGACCTTCTTAACTGACGACGATGTTAAGCTTTACCTACAAATAGCTTACGACCAATTTAGAGAAATAGCTTTTCAAATAGACCCAAAGGTTTTTTCTGAAAATCTTGCGAACCTACCAATAACAACTCAAAATGTAATTGATTTAACACAAAGCCCAATAGTTCCAGGTGGAACGAATAGTATTTTAGGAAACCTTGCTTATTCTTCTGGTAGAGTAATGCTTCACATAACAGATGTGGTTCAAACACAACTATTAGGTGATTTAACTACTATTACTCAAATACTACGAGCGGCTGGTTCTTACAATGACCTTTTTGTTCCAGACCTATTGGCTGCTCCAAGTTATTTTTTACAAGGTAATCTGCTTTATTTAAGCGGTGTTTATTCTTCTGCTGGTAATTTAACTATTCTTGGTGTTAAGCAACAAGACCCCGCATTATGGTCTAATCTTTCAGCAACAACACCACCAGACACAACAACAATAAACTACCACGACCTTATTGCTTTGATTGCTTACAGAAATTATGCTGTTAGAGATGGCGCATTACAACAAGCAACAGAGGCTCAAATGGCTCAAAGAACAAATGAGTTCAAAGAGTTTATTCAGTTTGGTCGCCAAATGCGAGCAAATAATAGAGTTCTGGTGGAAGACCACGATGTTTATTACTATTAAGAGGACGAATAAATGGCGAACACAGAACAAGCAGACATTATGCCCGTTGGCGTTGTTTATCAAGAACCAGAAAGAGGTTCTTATGTTAAAAACTGCTACTCTCTACCACCTGATACTTGGAAAGTAAGAGAAGGTTTTGGTCGTGTTTATTCACACAATACCTCCTACAACCTTATTAGTAAAAATGTTTCACAGAATAACGAGTTTATTGGCTATTACAAACAACTTGGTTCTTGTTCTTTCACAACCTCGTATGGTAATAGACAAATACTTTCTTTATTCATAGCCCAAATTTCAGTTCTAAACAGAGATGGAAGCGACGGAAGAACTGATGTTGGAGAAGGAAACATTTTCACTCCACAAGATTTCGTTATTATTCCAGAACAAACATACCAGTATGTAGTTTCTATTTATGACATAGACACCAATAGACATTACGAACAAGTAATAGGTGGAAAGACAAGTGAAATAGATGATTTTATTCCTATGGAACAGCAATTCGGTTTTTATGATAGGGATTTAACACAACAAACTCATACAAAAGTATTTCCAATAAACCCAGAAATAAATGACCCCTTTTATTGGGCTGAACTAAACTCTCCTACACTTGGAGATGTTGTTTATTTTGGAACAACTCAATTAGGTCTTTATGCTTACCGCCCAATTATTTTTGATGCTCCACCAGACACACAAGTAGAAACTACTTTTGCTGGCGCTCATTCATACACTCTTGGTGGTATGAGTGGTAGAAATGGTTGGAGTGAAACAGGCTTTATTGAAAAATGTTCTGCTGGTGAAGGCTTGCTTGCTAATGGTTTTGTTTATCTAAACCAAAGTGAGTTTCCAGTTCCAACAGACATTACAGCAATTAATAATCGCCTTGCTATGGCTTATGGTCGTAGTATTTATTTCAGCGACACTTTTAATGGTTCAGCAATCATAGCAGACAACATTTTAAGTGTTCCAACAGACAACATTATTACAGCAGTAAGCGAAATAAATGGTGTTTTATTAATCTTTACCTCTACTGAAACATTTATGTATCAACCTTCCGTTGGTAGTGAAATACAAACCAGCGGTAGAACAATAAAACTAAACTCTAACTTTGGTTGTCTCAATAGTCAGGCAAAAATAAAGGTAGAAAATCTACTCTATTTCTGCGACGACACAGGTATTTATGTTTCAACTGGAACAGAACTCAAAGATATAGCAGACCCTATTAGACCACTATTCCGTAGGTTTATTGAAGAACCAACAACTTACTACAACAGAACAAGCCAAGACGGATTTTCACAATTAAACTACGAACAACCAAGAATTTCCTACAATTGGAAAAGCTTAAAGGGTCTTCATTTTGCGAAGAACCCGCTTAATGGGTTGGTATTTGTTGTTGTTCCAGAACAGAAGATGGCTTGGGTAATAGACCAACAAAAGATGTTTAGTATTTGGTCTTGGGAAACTACTATGACTATGATAGAAGACCCAGAAACAGACGAATACAACTTTCGTAAATACTCTCGTTTAGAAACTGATTTTCGTTTAATAGACAATGGCGACGACCTATTTATTATTAATTTAGAACAACAACTATTACTAACTGGTGGATTTCCTCTAAATAATGAGGTTGTAGCGGCTCAATACGCTAATAGAACAAATAACATTTATCGTTGGAAAGTTGCGGGTGGAACTGATTTTTCTGTTTCATACCACGAAGATAAAAAGGTTTATCAAAACTCTTCTGTTATTTTAGCAAATCCAAGCTTTCCTGCTTCTGGAACTGGCTATCAGTTAGTAATAGGTAAGCCTTCTCCTGTTTATGATGGTGTAATTTCAGACAGCGGTATTGGTTATGGTAATAACAATGCTGAACTTGCTAATACACCTTATTATGTTGTTCCAGTTGGAGTTTCAGCGCAAGGCGGTTTTGCTGGAACAGCAATAGACGACTTTAAGGTTTCATTAAATTTTAATGGTTTTTATTGGGAAATAATGAACATCGTAAAAGGTTTTGAAAACCAGTATTGCGATGTTATTTGGCATCCTAACCGCTTACCTTCTGCGGACAATTTTGGCTACACTATTCCTGTTGCTGCTTCCGCAACCATTAGAGTTGTTGGTGGTGGAACATTAGAAATAAAGTATGACGGAACAAATACTCCTACTTACTTTGGAAATTACTTAAATGTTTTAGGTCAAGTTCAGCCTTTATTCTGGCTAATAATGAAGCCATTAGCCATAAGTAATAATACCTCTATGGGTGTTGGTTGGTCGTTAAATTCAGTTGAGTTTAATGGGACAGCAAATAACGCTGCTGTTATTGTTGAAGAGTTTGGTTATGCTGAAAGAGATTATGCTTTACAAGTAGAAGGTGAAGCAGTTAATAAAAATGGTTCTTATCCTATTGAGTGGATGCTACAAAGCCAACCACAACAAGGAGAGAAAGGAGAAATTCTAAAAGTAAGAGGCGGTTTCTTAAAAGTTTTCAGTAATGGACCTTTCCCCAACATAGCAAATGATGGAACAGGCGTAAATGAATGGGTAAGTGATAGAGGCTTAATAAATGTTATGGTTTCTACTGACTTTAATAATTATCAAGGTCAGGTAATAGATTGGACTATGACACCTCCCTCAATAAACGACGGACTTGTAGATGGTCAAAATGGTTTAGTAAATGTTTTAGATGTTTCACAAGGCGAATTTACAAATGTCGTAAATCAAAATGAACCAAAAGTTTTTGGTAATACATCAGCGACTTATGCTAATTTAAGTTATGCTCCACCACAAACATTAGGCGGAACTATTCTAATAGATGGTGAGGACTACTACCCAACCAGTTTCTCAACTGGAACAAAGGGAACCAGTTTCTACATTACTCTTTATGGTTATTGCCAAAGCATAGCAACTAAACTACTAATCAATAAATTAATGTCTGCGTTCAGGCTCACAAGCGACAGCCGTAGAAGGTGGAAACACGATAGAGGAGCGCAATAATGCCTGTTATTAGATTTGGAGGAAATGCGGGACAATCAATAAATAAAACCTCTCAACAGGTTTCCGCTGCTGCTACTAATCAAGACAAGGGAGTTGGAATAGACAATGAACTACAATTGGACCAAAAAGTAAGGGACTTACAACAAATAAGTCAAAACATAGTTATTGATGTTTCTAAAACAAAACAGAATGATAAAAACTTATTACTGACGAACACAACATTTAAGTATGAAAATGTTTCTTCCAGCGGAAACTCAATTTCAGTTTTACAAGGAACAAACTATTCAGTTGTAGCGCCAACAGGAGATACAATAAGAGTAGAAGGTTTTGGTAAAGTTTCTATTTTTGAGAACATAGATTTCTATTCAGTAGGTTCTTCTTCTCCTTTACTAACTATTTATTCTAATAGTAGAGTGTTGTTTAAGAATTGTGTATTTAGAAAAGACAATAACATACAGAACGCTAATGATTGTTATGTTTTAATTCAATCTGGTTGTAGAGTTTCTTTCGTTGGTTGTTGGTTTTGTGGAACACAAACAAACGGAAATGTTATTAATAATACTCTTGGTGTTGCTAATGATGTTTCTGTAAATGGCGGATTTAATACAACAGCAATAAACCATAGCAACATAACTATTTTTGGAGAGCAAACCTAATGGCTTCACAACCACCCAATAGAAAAATAACACAAGAACAATTTGTAGATGGCTCTACAATTGACGGAACAAGAATAGACAAAGCTTTTGAGGACACCTATGGAAAGTTAAATAACATTCCAAGAGAAAATCTAAAACAAATGTTCGCTCCAAGAATGTTTTATTCAGGTTGGCAATCAGGACATTTTTCAGCAACAGAAGACACAATAGACCAGTGTTTTCCTCTAAATGCTTTCTTTCCTCTCTACAATTCTTTTACCAGAGATGTTCAAGGTAATACTGGAATTAAAACAGATGTTAATAATGAATGGAGATGGAAAGGAACTCAAATGTTAGATGGCAACGGACAAAATGCTGCTATGCCTGCTGGTTCCAATCTTATTCCTAACTACAACGGAAGCGATGTTGTTGGTAGAACTTGGAGTGTTTATTTAGAAAAACCTTCCATTATTACTGACATAGCGATTATTTGGGAGAGAGACATTTACACAGGTCTTTACAGAGAACCAGACGAAGCAAGAGAATTACCTTACACAGAACCAGAAATAGCAAATGCTAATCTAAAATGGTGGGGTCAAGTTTATCTTGATAGTGTTTTTAACGCTGACGATAAAAGAAAAGGTTCTGTTCTTTGGCGAAGAGTAGAGAAAGGTGTTCCACT